GTTTAACTCACATATTTTAGTATATTTGTGACATCCTAACCACTACTCCATAGCGTAAGAGCCTCCATTCGGGGGCTTTTTTGTTAAATCTATTATACCTAATCGGGTATATTCCGATTAAACTCACAATATATTACATTTTTTTTATGTCTATTACACACCCGAACACTTTTAAAATGTCTATTAAACTATCAAGCATTATGTTTGTTTTACCTTGTTCAATTTTACGAATAACCTTTAATGAAATTGAAAATCTTTCGCTAAATTCAGGTTGTGTCATCCCAATTGATTTACGTCTTTCTTTAATGAAAGTTGATATTTGAGCAATATTATTTCCGCAATCATCTCCTAATATTTGCTCTAAATTTGGAATAATTAATAGCGGATTTATTAAAATACTATTCAAAAGGTAGGAACCACTATTAAGCTCTTTTTGTATCCAAAACCTTTCCCTTATATCAATATCATCGCTAATAGCAACATATTCTAAAATTGATACAATTGGAGCGTGTCCTATTTTTTTTAGTTCATTTACCCATTCACTAACTTTTTCGGAATGGCTTTTTTTTAAGTGTTGTAAAGGTCTAATCATTCCAATTGTAGACTTACCTACATAATGTATTGAATTTGTGAACGGACATTTCAATGCGTAAATAATTCTTTTAGCTTCCATAATATATATTTTAAGGTATAAATATACAAAAAACAAGCCAAATCACAATATTTTACACCCTAAAGGGTATTTAAACACACATTAAAGTGGTGTTTTGTACATTATATGCTACTTTATGTCACAAAATCAGGGTAAAACCTGACGAAAATTGTAACAAAATAAGGGTAAAACCTTATACTCGAAAAAAAACTTTAAACATTTTGAAACTTTTTTGTTTATATATCGAATAAGTTTATATCTTTGTCTAAACTTTTAATTTAAACGCTATGAAAGAACACACAAAACTAATGCTTGTTGAAGAGGAGAAACTTTGGCAAGAATACAAAACCAAACGAGACACACTTGGTATTGAACACAAAGAAACTCAACACGCTTTTGCTCTTTATAATTTAATGTTAAAACTTTTAAAAGATACGCTATGAAAAAACTGATTAAAGAATTTAGAATGTTAGACTCAGAAGAGCAAGCATTCTTTGGATACGGAGCTTTGGTGTTGCTAGGAGCAATGTTCTTGTTTTGGTTGGCTACTACGGTAAGACCGCCTGTTGTTGACCATCACACGACTGACTACCAAACGTATCAGGAAGCAAGCTACGAACTTTCAAAATCTTATTACAAATACGCAAATAGAATCTACAATGAAAAATACGGAAAATAAATATTACTTTGAGTCGCTATCTGAGAACATTAGCGCACAACTATTAGAGGTAGAATGCTACGACCTCAACACGGACGAAAAAGTAGCTACAATCGAACTAAAATATATTTACGATGGATACGACGAAGAATGGAAAGTGGAATCAAGTGAATTCCATACCAACCCAACTATCAAAGAAATCAGCGAGCTTATCGAAGAACTTAAATTTAGAGCAAGTGACGAGTTCCATGAGTTCTGCTACGAGTGCTCAATGTACGAGGAATTCAACGAGGATAAATGGTTTATTTAACAGGCAACAAATGGAGCATTTTTGGACTAATTTTAACTACGATTTATATAACCGCATTTGCGAAATCAAATACTCAGAGCTATGAGATTTAAACTTACATACGAAATAGGACTTGCTGTAGTTCAGGAATGGATATTCACTTCAAAGAGTTTAGCCTATTGGAAGAAAATGGACTTGATAGAATCAGGAAGATACAACGACGGACGATTTAAAGTAACACCGCTATGACACCAAAAGAAAAAGCAATAGAGTTAGTAGAGCAATTTGCATCCGTGTTGATGCACGACGATGTTTACGATGATTCCATTAAATGTGCAGGTTTATTTGTTGATGAATTAATTGAGGCTTTACACGAGAATGCTTGGCAAAATAGACTAATAATAGATTTTTGGGAAGAAGTAAAACACGAATTAGAAAAGCTATGAACATAGAACAAGTAAAACAATACATTGAACAGGAAGAATTAAACGGACGCAGCAGAGAGCAGTTTTACGTCTTTAGAAGGCATTATCTTTCTTACGCTTTGTACCGAACTCAGGAACTAACCTTGAGCGAAATAGGTAGGGTGTTTAACCGGGACCATTCAACCGTATTACATTCGATAAGAAAACACGAAGAACTAAAGAACGATAGATTGTATCAAAAGATGATAGAAGACTGCGTACAACTGATGTCAGAGCCTTTGACGTTCACTAGGCAAAAACGGAATATATTTGAGGATATAGCTAAAGCTACAAACTACGAAAAACTACGCAGAGTAAGACGTTGGCTAAATGAAGGTAGGTATGACCATCAAAATACTTTTCAACAATCGGAACAAAATGCAAGTTAGATAGTTATATTTGTACATGGTGTTGCAGACCAATTAAAAACATTATTGAAAGTCCATTGAGGAGTAGTGCTGCAACCACGAAACTTAATGGGCTTTTTTTTATCCTAAAAATGTTGCAGATGAGCGGATGGATTAAATTACATAGAAAGATTTTAGAATGGGAATGGTATTCCGAGCCAACTACGTTCCGTGTTTTTTTACACTTAATGTTAAAGGCTAACCACAAAGACAGGCGATTTAAAGGCATTGAATTAATTAAAGGTAGCGTTGTAACTTCTAGAGATATTTTAGCTATGGAAACTAGCTTGAGTGTACGTCAAGTTAGAACCGCTTTAGATAAGCTAAAAACGACCAACGAAGTGACCATCAAAACAAGCTCGCAAGGAACTATAATTCAGTTAGTTAACTATGATAAATACCAATTAGAGACCAACGAAACGACCAACGAGCGACCAACGAGCGACCAACAAACGACCACTAACAAGAATGAAAAGAATGAAAAGAATAATAAATATAGCTTTTTAGCTTCGCTACTTGAACACGGATTTGACGAAAAGTTATCTCTTGAATGGATGGAAGTTCGTAAACAATTGAAAGCAGTAAATACTGAAACTGCGTTTAACTCATTTATAAGCCAAGTACAAAAACACGGAGGAGACCGTAACCATATCCTTAGAAAATGCGTAGAGCGTTCATGGAAAGGTTTTAATGCTAATTGGCTTGAAAAGGAAAACGATAGATTACTAACCGCACTAAAAAATAACTGATGCTACTTAAACACGGAGACTCACTACAATACCTCTTGGATGTACGAGATGGTAAAATAAAACAAGGACTCGGGCTTGACTGCTTTTTAGATGAGCATTTAAGATTTAAACCTAAGCAACTCAATATCATTTTAGGACATGACAACGTAGGTAAGACTTATTGGATAAATTGGTACTTTTTAACGCTTGCACTAAAACACAATTTAACGTTCTGCATTTGGTCAGGTGAAAACCAAAAAGGTCAAATTCTTAGAGACATGATTCAAATGTATAGAGGCAAGCACTTCAGTAAATTAACACATTCACAAATTAGCGGAGACCTAGCATACTTAGAACAATCGTTTACATTCATAGACAACTCGAAACTTTACAAACCTGATGAGATTCTCGAACTATTCAAAAATAGCGGAGCCGATGTAGGATTGATAGACCCATTCACAGGTTTAGACCGGGAGATGTCGTTTGCAGGTAATTACGAGTTTATGAATAAAGCACGTCAATTTGTGAATCAGAACGGAATGACCATCTACATAAACACGCACCCTAATAGTGAATCAGGTAGAGGTGGCAACTTATATGCTGAAGGAGAATTAAAAGGGCATTTAAAAGCACCGTTGAAAGACCACATTGAAGGTGGTAAGAGCTTTACAAATCGCTGCGATGATATGTTAGTTATACACCGATTGATTAAACACCCTGAGCATAAATACAAAACATGGATTCAAGTAGAAAAGGTAAAGGACATGGAAACAGGCGGTAAACATACTGAAATGGACTTTCCTGTAATATGTGATTTTAATTCAGGCATCGGCTTCCAAATAAACGGAGTAGACCCTTTAACACCATTTCGACCTAAGGAATTCCAAACAACATTTGAATCTGCAAAAGATGTTATTTCAACATCGGAGAAACTCCGTAATTTAGCAAACGAAAACCCTTTTTAAAATGAAGACAGTTAACTCACTAAGCGGAGGTAAAACTTCAAGCTACATAGCAGCGAATTACCCTGCTGACTACAACGTGTTTTCATTGGTTCGAACTGACGACATCAAAGTTTTATTTCCTGATGCTAAGGTTCGTCAAATTGTAAGCGATAGAATAGGCAAGGAGTTCATAGGTACACTTGAAGAGGACACAATCATTTATACAATGCTTGATTTAGAGCAGTACATCGGGCAGGAGATTATTTGGTTGAGCGATAAAACATTCGATGAGGTAATAGCATCTTATAAGATGGCTAACGGCACAAATTACCTACCTAATCAAATGACACGCTTTTGTACCACCGACATGAAAGTAAAACCAATTGCACAATGGTGCTACGAAAACACGGAGCTACCTGTAGAAATGAGAATAGGTTTTAGAGCCAATGAAATGAGCCGTGCTAAAACGATGATTGAGCGAGCAGTTGACGGAGTAGAAAATTTTAAATTCAAGGTAGGTCATAAAAACGGACGTAACAAATGGAAAGAACTGCCGTATAGAATGACACGCTTTCCGCTAATTGAACATGGCATATTCAAAGACACGGTTGAGAATTATTGGCAAGATAAACCTGTGCGCTTTGCTTACAAGAACAATTGTGTCGGATGTTTTCACCGTTCAGAGATATTCTTAAAGCATATGAGCCAAAGAGACGAGAAGCAGTTTGATTGGTTTGTGCGGATGGAACAAAAAAACGGATGCACTTTTAAAAGCGGAATAACTTATGAAAAGATTAAAAACCATAAATTGCAGTTGGACTTATTTGACGATGACTTCAACGATTGCGATTCAGGATATTGTGGACTTTAAATTTAAACTATGGACATCGGACTACAAAAAATAAAGACGGGAGCAAACCTGTGGAGTATAAAAAAACGAATCCAAAACGCTAGGGAGCAAATACTAAAAACAAGGCCTGAAGCAACTGACTACATCAAAGGCGCAGAGCAAAGCGAACAAGAGCTATTAGAGGCAATCAGCTTTCTTACAAACCTATACGAACACGCAGTAGCGATAAGCCGAGAGAATACAATTTTAGCTAATCGAAACATGGAGCAAACACGAATAATACACGAATTAGAAAACCAAATCAAGTACAATAAAATAGAAAACGAGTTATGACAAAGACAAAAAAATTAGTAGCATTGACTGCTTTCCTGCCTGTATTGGCAGATTTCATTGAAGATTTAAACGACCAATACGTTTTTAAACGTTCACTTAAGCGCAAGGCAAATATTCTCGCTGAGGAAATCCAACGAGTAGACCGGGAAATCCTACGAATAGACGGAGAGAACGCAGGTAAGATATTTGACGAGCAGATTCAGTTGCAGATTTTGTTTCGCCAATGGATTGAGGAAGTAATTGAATTAGACTAAAAAAATACGCTATGAACGTAACCGACAAAATAACAATAACAAACGAGGATAACATGGAGTTAATGGCTCGTTACCCTGACAATTATTTTGACTTGGCGATTGTTGATCCGCCTTATGGAATTTCAGTAAACATGAACGCTGGAAGAAAAAAGGATACGAAGAGTAAAAAAAGAACTATAAAAAAATGGGATAACGAAACACCAAACACAGAATATTTTAAAGAATTATTTAGAGTGTCAAAAAATCAAATTATTTGTGGAGCTAATTACATGACCGAAAATTTACCTATTTCTATGGGATGGATTTTTTGGGACAAATGCGTTGCTGAAGGATGTTCTTTTTCGGATGGAGAATTAATATGGACTTCTTTTAATCAATCTTTAAAAAAAGCGGTAATACCTTATAGCGGATTTATAGGAATGGAAGGTGAAAAATTTCATCCAACCACAAAGCCAAGTAAACTTTATAAATGGATTTTAGACAAGTACGCAAAACAAGGTGACAAAATACTTGACACGCATTTAGGAAGTGGAAGTATTGCCGTTGCTTGTCATGACTATGGTTTTGAACTAACTGCCTGCGAGTTGGATGCTGAGTATTACGAAAAGGCGATCCAAAGAATAAAGAACCATACGAACCAAACGAACTTATTTTTATGAGGTGCAAGAACTGCAAGGAGAAGTTTGAGCCTATCCGTTTTTTACATAAATACTGCATGAAAGAAGAGTGCATCCGTGCTTTTGTAGCTGAAGCCAAAGAGAAGCAATGGAAGCAGACTAAAACACGAATGAAAGCAGATTTAGAGACCGTACAAGACATCGTAAAGGCAGCTCAAATGGTATTCAACAAATACATCAGAGAGCGAGACAAAGACGAACTCTGCATCTCATGCAAGCAAGTGCCAAAGAAAGTTAACGCAGGCCATTTTTTTAACGCTAACAACCATTGGAACGTGCGCTTTGATGAGGATAATGTCCATGTTCAATGCGAGAGGTGCAATAGCTTTCTATCAGGCAACTTGTTGGAATATCGAACAAACCTATGTTTGAAAATCGGACAGGAAAGATTTGACCAACTGGAAGCAAGAGCAAGGATAACACGAAAGTTCACCAAAGACGAACTGAAAGAACTGATAAAAAAATATAAAGAAAAGTACAACCAATTGAAATAATCTATATATTTGTATAAACAATTAATTTTTACGCTATGAAGAATTTATTTAAATCGTTGGCAATGTTCCAACAAGAAGTGCCTGTCATTCACAAGGCAACACAAGGTTACGGATACTCTTACGCTGACCTGCCGAAAATCTTTGAGGTAATCAATCCGCTACTAAAAAAACACGGACTTGGCTTCACTCAAACCCTACACACCAAAGACGAT